AACTTTCCAAGTAGTATTATCTGTGTTATCAAAAAATACTTCAGGTTGTATTACAGAATTTTCATCAAAGAATATATTTATTTCCGCAGAAGATGTTCTAAATGGCTCAAATACATAATCAGACTTTGATTTATAGCTTAAAGAAAAAGGTTGATTAGAAGGTGTAAGTGTTATTATTTCGTATTCTTTTTCAATACTTTCCTTTTTGTAAAATTTTAAACGATAATAAAAATCACTTTCATCAGCGTTCTTTAATCCTACCCACTCTAATTTGTATTTATAATTATAAACCATTATACAAGCCTATTTAATCTTCCGTTATAATTTTGTAAAACTCCATATAATTTATCTCCTTGTATTTCAAAAGAAACATTTCCTTGCCCTTGTCCTGAAATATTTGCAACTCTTTCAACTGGTTTGACAGTAGGATTTAGACCATCTAAATTAAATCCTGTTAATTTCTTTAAAATAGGAACAAATCCTGTAACAGAAGAAGGTCCCCCAAGTGAACTTAATATTATACTTAATAAAGCAGCAGCAGCAACTGCTACTAATAACTTATTAACCATATTAAGTAAACCTTTCATAAATACTTTAAAAAAGTTTTGTCCATTAATTAAAGCAGCATCAAATGCACTTGTTAATGTATTAGAAAGTAAATTTGTTATATTTTCTAAATTAGCAATATATTGAACCATTTCAGGATCAGTCCAAGTTGGTGATTGACCAAGTTTATCTATATCTTCTCTTAACTTTAGAGTTTTACCACTTAATTCGTCATCAACTAAAGATTTAAAAAATGGATTATTAACATAAGCCTCTCCTAAAATATTTAAACTTTCAGGACCTTGTTGTTTATAAAAATCAAATAGTTTTTTAGCTTCAGCCATCTGATCAGAAGCGCCTGCCATTTGAGCCATTTCAGGGATACCTCTATCAGTTGTAGCAGGTTGTTCAGGTGTTGTAATTATTAATCCTGATTTATCGTAATACTTTTTAGTTAAATTTTCTAAATCATTAAGTTGTTTTTGATAAGCAGCTAATTCTTCTTGTTGTGCTTTATGTGTTTCTGCTTTTTTGGAAGCCATCCTTCCTTTTATATAATCTGCTTCAGATATTAATGCACTTCTAGTATTTCTATCTCTATCAAGTTGTAATAATTTATACTCCGCAGCAAATTTTTCTTCCCCATCAATTTGATCAATAGCATTTTGTTTAGCGTGTTCTACACGCAAATCTTCCATTTTTGTCGTTATATCGGCTGCTTTTCCTGCTAATTTTGTTGCAGTTGCCCTTGCAATCATAGCATTAACATAAGCCTCTGTACCATCAACAATACCTTGCTCTGCTTCTTTAAATGTTTTTACACTACCAGTAACAGTTCCAATTGTTTTGTTGTATTGATCTACAAATTGTTTTTGACCTTGTATAGTTCGACCAGCAGATTCTAAAGATGATTGTAGTAATATTACATCAGCAATTGCTCCTTGTAAAGACTTATCTGCATAAGTTTCATTTAAAGCATCTAATTCTAATTTAGCACTTGTTATTTCTTCTTTACCTTTAACTAAATTACTTATCAATTCAACTATTTTACCACCGTAAATTGTAAGTAAAGTAACACCAAGACTTAAAGCAGTTTGCCAAGAAAATAAAGCACCACTTAGTTGTTTAAATACAGAAGTTGTATCTTTACCACTTGCAGCTAAATCTTTATTTATATCTCTTACTTTTTTTATCTCATCAAATAAAATAGGTAAGTTATTGGAAATAGCTAAGAAACCAATATTGGCACTTAATCCAAAGGCAGGAAGTTCTCTTGAAATTTGATTGATTGAATTATTTAAACCGTTAAACCCAGTTCTTGATCTATTTGCGTTTGCATTAATAGAAACTAAAGCACCATTTATTTGGTTTTCTACTAAAGCAATTTCTGCTCCAATATTTTTAAAAGCAGTAGAGCCAATACTTGTAGCACCTAATTGTGTTTGAAGTTGTTTAAGTTGAAGATTTAACCTATCTAAGGTAATATCGTTAATATCAGTTTGGACACCTAAACCGAATCTTTTTAATTCGTTTTGAGCAGTTCCTAATTGAGTCTTTAAATCAGCAATATCTGCCTCAAGTTTAACTATTATTTTTTCTTCCATTATTACCCATCTTGTTTAGCAATTCTTCTTTTTCTTCTTTAGTTGGTAGCTTAACCGGTTTCTTTTGAAGTATCCTATACTTATCAGTCCATAATGGAATAATATCTTTTGGCTTTTTTTGGTTTTTCTTTTCTACTTGTGTATTAAGTATGTAACTCATTACCACCCTTGTTCTATCCCACTGATCAGCCTCTTTTTTAGCAAAGTGAATTACATACCTAATATAATCTATAAAAGTCATCTCCCAAAAATCATTTGGATTTAATCCCAAATTAATAATTGCGTTGTCTAATATATCATTCCAAGTTATTTTTTTTTTTCGTTGTCGCCTTCACTCATAGCTTTAAAAGCATTTACCATCTGCTCAGTCATTAAAACTACGCAAGACATAAATTCTTTAATCACCACAAGCTGATCCCCATAACTCATCGAGTCTACCCAACTTTGGACATCTTGTACTGTGAAATCAACAACTTTTTTATTTGATCGGTAAGCACCAAACAACCCACAATAAATTATATCGGCAGTCATATCTAACTGAGTATAATCATCACTAAGTTGTTTGATACTTCCTATATCAACACCAGTCAATTTTGTGTATTGCTCTAAAGCGTAATTACCAAATTTTAACTGCTTTACTTCTCCGTTGAGAGTAACTTCTATTATTCCGGTCATAGTTTTGTTTGTTTTATTAGATAGTTGCGATTACTGGAGTACCTGTTCCTGTGAACTCTACTGAATAAGTAGTAACATCTTCCATCGGCGCTGATACTTCCATAGAAGAAATATAAGCCGTTTGAGTTACTTTCTTATCACCTGTAATAGTGTTAGTCCATACAATAGAAACTGAAGTTCTTGCATCATATAACGCAAATAATTCTGTTAAATTATATTTTAAAGCCTCTGTAAAGTCTGCAAGACCTTCTGCTGAGTAAGTAATATCTCTTAAACCAGGCATAACTGATTTCCATCCACCACTTTCTTTTGAAGTAGTTTCGAATAAGTCTTGGTTCATAGACATAGTGACATTTGTCAATTGTGCTAAATTTTCTCCGCCGATTGATAAAACCTGAAGAGTTCCGTTGTAAACTGCCATATTATTATTTTTTAAAGTTAATTTGTTAATTCTAATGTTCCTGTAAATGATACCGTATAAGAAGTAACATCTTCCATCGGAGCATTTACTTCTATACTTTCTACATAAGCCAAACCTATATAATAACCTGTTTCGGTTATAGAGTTTGAAATAGCTATATTAATTGGTGTTTTTGCATCATAAGCATTAAACAAAGTAGTAATACCTATATCTGTTGCACCTTCATCAAAATCAACCAAAGCATCAGCCGTAAAAGCAAAATCTCTTAATCCTGGTAAACTTACTGAAAAACCTTCTGATTGTTTGCAAGTAGCATCAATCATATTATCATTCAAAGTAACTGTTACACTTTTTTGACACATTAAAGGAAACCCTGTATCTGCATCATAAAGTAATATATCCGATCCGTTTAATACGCTCATCCTTGTTGTATTTTAAAAGTAAATCTAATCATTCGTCTTACTAAAACTCCAGTTGTTACCTGTTGTTCCAGTGTATTTGTGCTTTCCATTAGTGTTCGTATAATGTACCAATCAGGACTTAAATCTAAGTATCCTGCTTGTCTTGTTCTTATTAGTTCAGTAATTTGATTTGAGATATTATCGCAAATTATTTTACCACCGTAACTATTGTCAAACTTCATACAAACCTCTATTAAAAGGCTTAATTCTTGTCCGTAGGCTTCTTTAGTACCTTCTCCTAATTCCGTAGAAGTAAAAGTTGATAATAAAACATAAGGGTGTGTTGCGTTAGCAGGAACTCCTGCTGAATCATACACTGGTATTGCTTGTTCATTATATTCTAAAACTCCGAATAAACGATCATATACCTTTGTCCTTATTAATTGACCTACATCCTTCATTTAACAAAATTACGAATTATTTGCTAATAATCTTAGCAATATCTTTCATATCTTTAAAAAATTGTTTTCTGTATTTTAAATAAGCAGGTATAAGAAAAGGTTGCGCCTCCATTCTACCTTGCCCATTAACAAAAAAGGTCATAGCATAAGTTTTTATTTCTTTATTCATTCCTGCTAAATAAGACTTAGCAAAAGGACCTGTTCCAAATTCAACATAAGGGGCATAATCTACACCTCCACCACCATAACTTACTGTTCCCGTAAGATCAGTAACATTTTTTTGACCACTTCCTGCCAATTTATTAAGATTTTTAGGTACTTGGGACATCGATTCGGCATAAATCTGATCAGTATTTCTACTTACCGCAGCTTTAGTTAAAGTAACTACCCTATCAGGTAATTTACCAAACTTTTTAAGAACATTATCTAATCCTATTAAACTCATTCTGTAATCATATAAGTTACACCATTTTCTAACATTATAAAATCATTACCAGTTACTCTACGGTCTAAAGTACAGTAAATAATAATAGTCTTTTTTCGCTCTTCAACAGTATAAAAACTTTGCACTACATACAAACCTTCGTTAAAAACAATCTTATCTAATTGGCTAAACTCCGGATAATCATCATATCTAATAGTCATCTCATAAGTTTCATCTAAAGATATTCTTGAATCCTCAAAATCTCTTTTGCCTGTCTTAGCCTTAATTTTAGCCCATAAAGTTTGCGCTAAAGTGTAAGTAGGTGTAGTACCTCCTGCACCATCGGGACTTACCGTTAGGTTAAAGATTTGAATTTGATTTCTTAAGTCTCCTGCTCTCATTATATACCAAATATAGTATTCCTGCAATATGGTTGCGCTTGTCTTTTTGCATCTGAACTTAACTCATATGCCTGGTCATAAAGAGAGTAATTCTCCCTATTTTCGTAGTCAGTAGACACTTGTTTTAATATGGCTAATTTTAAGCCTTTAGGACACACTGCAAAGCCTGCTTCGTACTCTATTGTCAAACCAACGGTCGAATAAGCCTCAAGCATCTTATATTGCAATCCACGAGCCGTATATTCTAAAGCTAC